AGTCAAGAGAATTTTTTACCTCTAAACCAACAAGTCATGGCACACCTTTCACCAACCTTTACTTTAGTTACTCTGTGAAAGATAAATGATGGAAAGACAATAATGCTACCTTTTCTTCTCATCTCTTTTACTGTCTTAAATCTATTAGATGCTTGGGGGTGAACAAAGTTTTGTACTTGAAAATCACCGCCTTTAAAATCATCGTTAAGTGTGATTGATACAGCTAATTTTCTAAAGTAAGGATCGCTTTGTTTTTCTACACCTGTATCAACGTGCCAATCATAAAATTGATTTTTACCATAGAAAGATATTTGAGGTACTTCAAAAGAAGTTAAATTAAAATCCCAACCAGCCTTCTCATTAGCTATATCTACATATAGTTCTAATATTTCTGATAACTCTGAATTAGATAACCAAGCAACCCTGTTGTTCCTTATCTTAGATAATATTATATCATTACCATTTTTAGAAACTTCAGCTTCTTTTGAATCTAATTCTCTTGCTACATTTATTAGACCATCACAAAATTCTTTTGGCAATACTTCTTTAAAACAATAATATGTTAACATCTATACCCCACAACTACCACCATGACCTGTAATGTCACAGATATCGTGAGTTTCTACACCCTCTTCAAACTCCTCACCTAGTTTATCTACAGCTTCAGAATAAGGTACATTTGTTAAAGGTTGTCCACCACGACATGAGTCAGGGTACACAGTAAATCCTCTTAGCCTACTAGCATATGAGGCAAGAGTTTTAGTAAAGTCTTTTACTGTGTCTTCGTTGTTAAGCTTGCTACCCCACGCAGGTAAATTAATTGTAGATGAAATAGACATATCCACATAGTCTTGTACGTCAGCCTGAAACTTTATTCTACGTTTGTAATCATCGGCAAGATCAAGAGCAGACTCAATCTTTTCCGGCTTAGTTCCGTAGATATTGATAAGTTCCTGCGCTGCACTGTCAACTACATATTGATAATGCCACCTAGTTCCACCCTTTAAATACCTACGTTTGTAAGCTACAGCAAATATTGGTTCTACACCTGTGCTTGTGCCAGCAAGAATACCTATTGATCCTGTTGGTGCAATAGCACGATTAGCAACAGGACGGCTAATGCTAAGTTCATCCGAAAACTTCTGAGATACTGAGTCGCTAACACCTTTATATACAGACAACCACTGATGTAGTTCTTCGGTAACTTCATATTTAGAATTACGCTTAATTAACCACTCATGTATACCCATTAAACCAAGGCCAAGCCTACGGTTTTTCTCTCGTACTTCATAGACTTTTTGATAAGGTAGTTTTGCTCGTAATGTACCACATAAAAGAAACTTTGTAGCTAGTTCTACTATGTCACTAAGTTCTTTAACACTTTCAATACGTCCAAGATTTAAAGATCCTAAGTTACAAACGTCCGAGTCTGTGTCCGAGCAAACTTCTGTACACGCATTGCGAAGTGTTTCATTTTCTTTATCAAAGAAGTTAAAACTAAACCCAGGTTCTGCTGTACTCAAGGCTTGCTTTACATTCTTTTCAAATACTTCTCCCGCATCACCTGTTCGTAAATATTTTAGTAGCCACTCAGTGTCATAGTTAACACTAATATTAGTCATATCTAAAGGTGCATTAAAATTAAAATCCTGTTCTTTAATCT